CGATGTGATTGCCCTTTTAATGGGATGGGTCGTTGGTTAATGGCACAATTAGATATTGATGAATATGGACGAAAAATCTATGAGCCCGGCGGTAAGGTTCTCGCTGACTATCTTGTCGATCGGGCTCATGTAAGTGTCATACGTGGCCCCATTGGTTCTGGAACGAGTTCGGCGTCTTGTATTAAGATCGGGATGCTTGCGGCTGAACAAAACAAAAGTCCTCTTGATGGGATTAGACGTTCGCGTTGGGCGGTTATCCGCAATAGTTATCCGGCGCTGCGGAACACGACTGTAAGGACTTGGCTTGATTGGTGGAGCGAGAACCTTTACGGGAAGATGAATTGGGGTAAGCCCATGATGCATATGATGCGATGGGCTGATGTTGAGTGCGAAGTAATCTTTCTTGCTCTCGACGATGAAGCTGATGTGGCCAAGCTGCGATCGTTAGAGTTGACAGGCGTCTGGATTAACGAACTCGAATATATTCCTAAGATTATTTTCGACGAAGCTGAGTCCAGAACTGGTCGTTATCCTGCGCAGAAGGATGGCGGCTCGCGCTGGTCCGGCGTCCTAGCGGATTTGAATGCGCCGAATGAAGATCATTGGCTTGTTCAAATGACGCAAGAGGTTCCGTATCCTGACGAGATACCGGAGGAGGATCGATCGTTCTGGCCAAAGGATTGGAGTTATTTCGTTCAACCCCCCGCGTTGAACGAGATCTTTGGGCCTGATGGGAAAACGGTTGTTGATTACCAATTAAATCCCGGTGCCGAAAACGCTCAGTGGCTTGTGCCTGGTTTCTATGACGAGAAGCGACGCGGTAAGTCGAAGCAATGGATTGATAGCCGATTAATGAATCGGATTACTTTTGTTGTTGATGGCGATCCCGTCTGGCCGATGTTTAGGAGGGAGACGCATGTTAGCCCGAGGACCCTTAGCTATAATAATGCTTACCCTCTGGTGGTTGCTTTGGATTTCGGCCGGCGTCCAAGCGCGCTTGTTGGTCAAGAGATTGGAAACCGTATCTATATCCTGCGAGAGTTTAGGATGTATGGAGTTGGCGCCGCGACTTTTGCTCCGGCGTTAAAGCGGCAGTTAGACCAACATTATCCTGGGGCGGTGATTAGATTCACTGGCGATCCTAAGGGACGCGATCGAGGGCAGGCTGATGAAAACACCGCTTATGATGTTTTTGCTAAGCATGGCATGCAAGTTTCTCCTGCTCCGGTTAAAAATAATCATATTCAAACAAGAATTACGGCAGTTGAACAAGTTCTGAATGAAATGTTTAACGGCGGTCCGAGGATCCAGATTGATCCTTTGAATTGCCCGACGTTAGTCGCCGGCATGAGCGGCAAGTATCAAATGCGTAAGCTCATGATCGGCGAGGACCCGACGCCTGAGAAAGACAAGTATTCGGATATAGCCGATTGCCTTCAATATATGGTTTTGTTCCTTGGCAATGGCCGTGTTCTATCTGGGCCGGCGTATCAAGACGTTCCGCGCTTTATGCGTGTTCAGCAAAAGCCAAAAGACATGCGGAGGCTTAGGCCGTGACGCATGATACGAATGATTGGCTAGTCGCCTTCTATCCAGAGTCGACGACTTGGTATGGGAAGTTAATCCCAGGCGAGTTTAAGCATGTCGCCTTGTTTAGATATATGGCGCATACAAATACTTGGATCTATTTAGATTATGATTTCAAAGGCGTTCATTGTTTTACTTTTCCAGGAGAAGAAGAGTGGCTTGCGCCATTAGCCAAGAAGTTAAATCCCTGCGCGATCGTGCGGATGCAGGTCAAAAATAGAGAGTTTTGTTTTAGGGGAATTTCGACTTGCGTCAGCTTTGTTAAGCACGCGCTTGGATTCAATCGCTGGTGGATTATCACGCCAGATCAACTCTATTGGCGCTTACTCGAAGAAGGCGCGGAACACATCAAGTCATAGGCGGTGCGGTGATCGCTAGGCCCGATGAGGCCAGTCTCGACCCTGAGTTTTCTGGTTGGGAGATTTCGCATGGGCGGAGGCGGTGGCGGCGATGGCGGCATGGGCGCCATGATGATGATGATGATGATGATGCAGCAACAAAGCCAGATGCAGGCCATGATGGCTCAGCAGCAGGCTCAGGCTCAGGCGATGCAGAAGGCTCAGGCCGATCAAGCTGCGCAAGAGCAAGCGCGTCAGCAGCAGCAATTAACCGCTCAGCAGCAGGCATCAGTTCAGAAGCAAGTTGCTCAGGTTCAGTCGGACGTTTCATCTGGCACTTGGAATATGTTGCGCCAATTTGCGCCAGCTAACATGACGCTTGGCGGCGGCAATCTTGGAACAATGGCGACAGCTTCTATCCCATCGCAAATGACGCTTCCTCTACAATCTGCTCTTAGCTCTGGCGCTCTTGGCGGAACGGCTGCGGGCGGTGCTGCTTAATGGCGCGAGATAAAGAGGAAGAGAACACAGATAGCTACGGGTCGCGACGAGCATATCTCGAAGCGATGGTTAAGTGGCGCCTAGCTGATGCCAGGCGTCAGAAAGCGCCGTTTGAATATGATATGCGCGAAGGCTATGTGTTCGCCGCTCCGCATCGATCTATTACGGTAAACTCTACAGCCCCTAAGCCTATGGGGAAGATTTATCAAACGCCTCAAGTCAATACGTCATTTGGCTTTGAGTTATGCGGCGACTTTCCGACGGTTATTATTAATACGTTTTTTCCGCAAAACGCTCAGTGGCTAGTTAGGCGGGCCAGCTCTCTTGTTCCTCCTGAAATGGTTCAACAAGTGGAGGTCATGGCGGCCCAGGCTGATGCGACAGTATTTAAATCTATTCTTTCTAGTAATCTTTATGCTGAGTGTGGCAAGGCTTTTAATCCAGATCTCGCTTTGGGCACTGTGGGTTTATGGATAGAGCAAGAGAAAAGCTGGGAGCCTCCTAAGGTCCAGTGCGTTCCTATCCGTGAAATGGAAATTAATATTGGCGCTGATGGATCGATCGATGATCGCTTTGTCGTTCGCCATACGCGCTATCGTTATTTAAAATCTGTCCTTCCAGATATTGAAATCCCTAAGCCTGTCGAGGAAAAGGGAAATAGAGACGACAAAAAGAATGTTGTTGTTGTTTGGTCGTTTTGGAAAATCTTGGATGATCCAGGCGAAGAGAAGTGGCAGCATTGTATTACGGTTGACGGATACCTGGCGCACGAAGCTGTTTTAAGAGGCGCTGGGTCTTGTCCATTTGTTGTTGCGCGGTTTAACGCGACGCCGGATTGGGCCTGGGGCGTTGGGCCTTTGATCCAGGCTTTGCCGGATCTTCGCGTGGTTGACGAGCTCGCACAGATGAAGGTGCGCAATGTCGATCTTGCGTTAGCGCCTCCGATTAGTTTCCCAGATAGTTCTTTCGCCAATATCTCTGACGGTATTGAGAGCGGTATGGCTTACGCCATTCGCCCTGGTGAAGAGGGGGCTATTAAAAACCTTTACAATCCTCCTTCGATTGATCCTGCGATTTATGTGACGCAAGATTATGAGACGCGAATAAAAAGGTTGTTCTTTTTAGATTGGCCTCAGCAAGACGGTAAAACGCCTCCGACTGCGACACAGTGGTTGGATGAAATGACGTTGGCGCAAAGGCGTATCGGAACGCCTGGTCTTGTGTTCTGGGAAGAGTTTTGTGCGGGCGTATTCAAGCGATATTTGTATCTGCTTGAAAAGGCTGGGCAGGTTGAAAAGATCATGATACCTGCGCGCGGCGGTGGGAAGCGGCCTGTCGCAATGATGCCCTACAACCCAGCTCAGCGTTCTGCGGAGCAAGAGGAAGTGGCGCTCTTCTCGCGTTTTGTTCAGATCGGCGCCAGCGCGTTTCCCGAAGAATGGAAGATGGCGACGGACGGAACAAAAACGTTGCAAAACGTCGCGAACAAGATGGGCGTCAATTCAATGTGGGCGCAAAGAGATCCTGCAAAGATTGCTGGCGCCGTCGCTCAGATTCAACAATTGCAAAATGGCACTCAGGCGGGAGCGCCAGCTATGGCGCAAGGTCAGCCTATGCCGGGTGAAACGGCAGGTCCGACACAAGCGCCGATCCCGCAATATCAGATCAAAGGTAACATATGATCTTTCCAAGCGATGAAGAAAGAGAAGGTCTGAAAAGGCTTGGTCTTCATCCAGACTCTCAATGCCTCGCACAATATCTTTTAAGGGTGCTCCAACACGTCACTGTTCATGGCTCCGATCTCGGTGCGGTGAATAGAAGTGAGGGTCAGCGCAGTCTCGCACGCGATTTAATCGATGTGATGGAGTTGCGTGAGTCACCGCATGACAGAAAACCAGATGCCTTCGAGCTCAGCAGAGCTCGCCCCAACAACGTTATCACCGGGCAACGAACAATCGCCCGTCGTCTCCCAGACTCCAAGTGAAGCGCCTTCGCGCCCTTCATGGGTTTCGGATGAGTATTACGATCCTAATCGTGGCGTAAAACTCGACGAACTTGGTGCAAAATTCAAAGAACTTTCTGAGTTTAAAAAGTCAGTCGACGAGCAAGCGCAGGCGCGTAAAGCTGAAATGCCCGCAACTGCGAAAGACTATGGGATCTTGCCAGAAGGCGCGAAGGTTCCTGAGGGATTTGACCTAGATCCCGATCACCCGATGTGGGGCCTTTTACAGGAAATTTCCTACGAAAAAGGGATGACCAAAAAAGAGTATGGCGAAATCGCCACTAAGTTTGTTGAGCGTTCAATTGAATCAAACAAGCAATTTATAGCAAAGGCCGAATCTGAACGAGCTGAAATGTTTAAGCAGCTTGGCGACAACGGTGCAGCTCGCATCGACAATCTTCAAAAGTGGTTCCGTTCCTCCTTTGGCGACCAGGTAGGAGCACAACTTTCTCAAACGCTTTTTACGCCTGACATCGTGAAAGCGATGGAGAAAATGCAGCGTTCTCTCTCAAACCAAGGCGTTACTTCGTTCAACGGTTTGGGACGC